GAAGCTTTCCCCTCCAAGGTCGCCGACGGAGTACCCAGAGGCGCCGTAATGCAACTGGGGAATCCAGATCGGTGCCTGTACCGTCTGAGGACAGTACCCGCGTGTGCACCCTCGGCTTTATAGCCGAATTTCACCCTATTAAGGTTTATCCCCACGTGAGGAGGTAATAGTATGTCCGTTCGGACTCGCAACATGGTGAAGTCTTGTGCTGGTAAAGCTACATTTTCGTACTCGGCAAGATATTCGCCGAATTCGATTTATAGTTCCCAGTCAGCTTGCACCGTGTCGAGTATCACCGACCATTACGCTGAGGGCAGGCGAAGTCATCCCTGCGATCACGTAAAGTATCCAATTGCTGTCCTACAACCAAGTCTGCGGTTAGAAGCAGATTGGAGTGGCCAGCAAAGCGAGTGGTACAGGGTCACGTATGGTTTTCCCACTCATATGAGTGTGGAAGTCAAAAGTGATCCCTTATGGTCACCAGGAAGTTCTTTGAGGGTTACTTCAATTCCCTCAAATCCTGCTGCACCAACCCAAGCTCCTTGGAACGATTTGGTCGCCGAATTGGGCCTCTCTGTCGACAAGCTATGGCAATCGAAGACAAATATCATCGAAAACCTAGCTACTGCCGGACAGACCCTAGCCATGGTAAAACAACCATTGGCGGGGCTGCGAAAGATCGTGAAGGCCGCGAAAGCCGGTAAGATGTCTCTTGCCGCACTGCGCGACGTAAGCGGTTCCTGGATGGAGTATCGGTATGGATGGAATCCTCTCCGCTATTCGATTAAAGCCTTTTCGGAGGCTATATCGAAAGTGGATGATCACATCAAATATCTTAAATCCATCCGGGGCAGAAATGTAAGTGTAGCAAGTAGAAAAAGCTATACTTACAACTACCCTCCTTCTTCGAAGCGGAGTGAATGGGCGTCAAACGTTCCCAGTAGCTCGTCTACTTTGAGCACGGTATTAGAACCGGTTCAGAGGAAAACGACTTACTGTATTAGCTGTGACAAACTTGTCCCAGCGAGCCTTGCAATTGCTTCAAAAGCACATTACATGGCCGAATATTTGAACGCAACGTCACTCTTTAGTGCACTATGGGAGTTACTGCCATGTTCGTTCGTCATTGACTGGCTAATCAATGTCGACTTACTATTGGCAAGTTCTCAAGTGTACCGATTTCAGCGTCCGGATATATCCGAGCTTTGTCATTCCTCAAGAGAGGAGTACAAGTTTCGGTATCTATCTCAAGCCGGTATTGGTTCGGTCCCCGGTGGCCTATACGGCCCCTGGACTTTGACACCCAGGTTCTATGAGAGTGAAGACTTTAAAGCCGTCACTTATCATAGATACGTGGATCTGCCAAGCGGCAGTGACGCAGTTGGCTTCTTTGGTGGTATGAACCTTGTCCACTCTGCCGATGCGACAGCTTTGTTTATACTGTCGCATAAGTAGAGAATAGCCGTCACAATCTTAACTAGAAAGGCTCTTATGAGTCTATCTCTGGGCAAAGAATCTGGAAGTACAGTCTTCACTCTTTCGAGTGAGGGCTCGAACTTCGTAGAGCACAAGGATTTAACTCGTGCTCTCGGCCTCCCTCTTGCAATCAGGCAAACCCTTAAATCGGGCCAGCCTGGTGCATTGGGTAACGACCACGTAAAGATCACGGTTTCTGACAGTCGTCAGAACTCTGACACTGGAAAAGTGTCAACCGGATCCGTAACGTTGGACGTATCCATCCCGCGAGATACAGCGGCGTTCGATACACAGGCCGTAGAAGATATGGTCTGTTATATGCGATCGTTTCTGACCCTTACGGATCAGGAAGATGCGATAGCCGTCGGCAAACTCAACCGTGATTAAACTCATCTGCAGAGTTATTTTACTCTGTATGTGGGCAAATCATGGAAGAGCTGCTGAGGAATGTAGGAAGAAATTTCCTGCATTTCAGCGGTATCCTAGCTCCTCTCTAGTCGAAAGACTGGAGAGGAGTGTAAAGGTATACCGCCTTATTCAGAGGGTAATGTCGATTCTAGTAGTGGTCCTGACAGCAGTTTTATCTGTTGTCATTTCTTGCTACTGTGGCGATCCCCTCTAAAGATTTGCTCAGAGAGATTCTGAAAGAGCTAGATGGAGGTTACCTATGGCGTCGAACAGTAATGTTAAACGTCTGGGCTTCCATAACGCTTTTATAGCGTCTTTCTATGAGGCTTTGTTCGTAGATCTTCACGAACACTACCCCCTCTACGAAAGCTGGAAGCTCGATCTTGATTATCTCCTTTTGCGTTTGCAGAAGGAAGGTGACAAGTTTGCCACACAGTCCCTCCCATTATTGGGTAAGGCTGTCGAAGCAAGCTTAATCACGCTGTTGACACTTAATGTGCCAGCAGGTTTTTCTAAGACCGAGAGTTCTGAGCTTCCTCTTTTCTTACAGTTCTTTTTTAAGGAGCTGTTTTGGAAAGATGGAAGGCCGAAGTGGGACATGAAGTCTCTCCTTCAGCTGCCATTGAATTCTAGATCTAACCTTTGCAGCCTTTATCGGGCCATAAGGCAGATCACAATGGCTTTTTCCAAGATTTGGGCAGTTCTTGAAGACGATAAGAGATCGAAGGCTCTTAAAGAGTTCTTCGCTCGTATGGATGAAGAGTCCTTGAGTGATCAATATGATCATTTTAAGAATTCAATCATCCGAGAAGCACGGATGCTTCTCCGTCGACTCCTTCCTAGTCTGGGCACCATGTGCCACCGATACGAGTTCTGGGCAGAATATGCTCAGAATCCGTTCGGAAGACATGGACCTGGTGCAGTAGCGGGTGGTGAACGCGGCAATCGGAAGTGGCACTTTCATGAGGTCCCGGGTTTTCCTCGGGACATTTTCTCATGGCGAGAAGGGGTGAAACCCTTACTCAGAAGTGACACTACATTGTCTGTTTCACGGGTGATAGATGTTCCAAAGGACTTTAGAAGTCCTCGGATAATCTGCATCGAACCGAAAGAGTACCAATTTGCCCAACAAGGGCTAATGGAGATTCTTTATCGAACGATGGCTCGTGATCCGATTATCAGAAGGCATGTTAACATGGTATCGGTAATGCGGCAACAAGGTTTGTGTAGTGATGCAAATCACGCCACAATAGACCTTAAGGACGCGAGTGACAGAATATCACTCCGCCTTATTCGCCTGCTGTTCCAACCATGGGCCTTCCGATTACTCACTACCTTTCGATCGCGCGGTATGAAAGATGGTGCGGGAAAACTGCATCATCCAAAATGCTTTGCGACCATGGGTAGTGCGCTGTGCTTTCCGGTAGAAACACTTGTATTTTGGGCAATTGCCCAAGCTGCAGTGAATCTACGCGGTTACCCAAAAGACAACTTACACGTCTTCGGGGATGACATTGTATGTTCCTTACGGAACTATAGTGTCATTAGTACAGCATTAGCTGCGTGCGGTCTGAGAATCAATCCAGAGAAGACTTGCACAGCGACTCCTATAAGGGAGTCGTGTGGCGAGTATACATTTGGGTTGATGCCGTGCAGAATTACACGGCTTCAGACGACTGAAGTATCTACTTACCGCCACTTCATAGCGGCTTGTGCTTATGGCTATGACTTAACATGTCATGACTATAAACGAGCGGCTATGGCAGTGCTGCTAGAGGCGAATCGTGTCTACCCGGTACCTTTTGGGTACTATGGGCTTCCGTCTGTGCCTGAAATTGTGACTCAGGCGCGCTGGAGTAAGACATTACATCGTCTCGAAGTCAGACTTCCCGTTCTTACTCAGAAGGAGAAGATGCTGCCCGTTAATGGATATGA